CCTTTGTAGATTCTCCCTTCCACTTCGCCTAACTGACCTAGTCCATAAACTTGCCACCAACCCTTACGCTCTTTGCGGGATTCTATTTCCCTGACCATCTCCACATCGAGAGCTTCATTATCTTTGTAAGTTAGAGTAATGAAATCTATATCATCTCTTTTGCCGAGCATAAACTCATAGAACCAAAACTCATTGGTTGGATTCCAGTCCATCCAAACTATTTTTGCTGTTCTAACAATTAAGTGGTCAGCTTCCGCGAAAGGTAAATTCTGCGCTTCATTTAAAAATAATACATCTCGTCTCGGCCCGTGCGCCTTGTCCGAATCAGAACTATAAAACTCTATCTTGCTTCCTTTCTCAAAAGTATAAGTATGCAAAGTTATATTCCACAACTTGTCATTCCAATATCCTCTATCCTTCATTATATTTTCAAAGTCTCTGATAGCACCAAGAAACAAGTGCGGAAAACTCTCTGATACAATACTTATAATTTCATTCTCTGTGCTTTGCGCATAATCAATACACCAAATAAGAATAGAAATAGTTTTACTAGCAGACGTTCCGCCGGAGACTGCTCTAATCTTCTTTTTAAGACTAAAGATTTTCCTTGTCGCTGTGGTGTTCTGTATCTTGAATTTTCTTGCTTTCTCCTCCATAAATAGGAACAGGGATAATCCTTTCTCCCATACTTGTTACATCTGTTTGTGGGTTGCCTTCTGCCATCTTCCAAACAATTTCTTCAGGTAGAGTTGCTAAATACTCTATCTTTCTATCATCAGGTAAACTTTCTAAATACTCTCTAGCGAACTCTTTTAGTGTCCTTCCTTTAGGTCTTCCCGGACCACCTTCTTGTCCTTTAACAAAATGGTATGGCTTTAGCCAATCATACCTTTTTTTATAGGTTTTATTGCTTTCTTCCATATCATAAAATTATAGCACTTGCTTTATTTATTGTAAATCTTCACACTCTCTCACCTCTGATAATTCTAATATAGTTTCTCCTAATTTCTTTAGCTGATGGCTACAAAGTCCTTTGTCGAACATATTGACATCCATCTTATCGTCTCTCGGAATATAGAATACAAATGCTCCTTCTAACTTCTCCTTATCTAATACTTTCTTTAATCTAGTTTCTAAAAGTATTCCTTTCCTATCTATTTTATTTATATAGGGCGAAATTTGAGTCATAGATTTTTCCTTAATGCTTCTTCTTGTAATTCTTTATATTGGGCGGAATTTATAAACGCAGTCCCTTTCCATTTCGTAATATATTGGTTAGAGATTTCCATGCGGTTTTGCCCATGAATCATAACCCATTTAAGTGAGTGAACTGGGAGATTCGGCTCAAATTCTGTAAACTTGTAACCGTCCAGCCATCTACATTCTAACATAATTGCGGTTGCTTTATCATGGACTATGGGCAAATTTGGTAATTCACTTGAAACAAAACGTCCCATGTAGTGGAAGTTGCCATGAGTTAGAACAACGTTCCCATCAATCTCAAATAATTTGTCAAACAACGAAATATCTTTTACTACGATTGTATCCATCAAGTGAATAAAATCCTCAAATTTTTCTTTTCCTGCTTGGATACCCGCAATTTCCCATCCATTTTGTTCATTGATTACTAAATCATATTGCCGATTAAAGTATGATAAGTCTGGTGTATATTTGTCATTACTTAAAATTAAAATAGGGTAGGGCGTTTTTTCTATACTTTGCAAACAATCCTTTAGGAAAGCAGAAGTATAGGCGGAAGTTGTAATTACAATCCCGCGTTTCATTTTATTTTCACCAATTCTTGAAAGTGTGGTGATAGATTCTTTACATCCTCTCTACTGTGTGGGTGATGATAATGACAAAGAGTAATACAATTATTAACCTTGTAGCGAAGTTCTGGGTAATCTTTATACGGAAGAATATGATGCACTTCTAGCCGACCTGTGCAATTATCATCAGCTATTCTACATTTGTTCCCATCTCTCTCCTTGCACTGTTTAACAAGATTAAGAGTAGCACGACTTAATCTTGCGTCTGGAATTTTTAATTGTCTTCTATCCTTAACCCATTTTGGATTATTTTTTCCTAATAAGCCATATATTGGATTCTTTTCACCTTTATGTGATTCACTTATCTTATCGCACCACTCTTTAGAACGGGGTGGCATTTTCTTACCAAGCCAATATCCATTATGTCCTTTCTTGAATCGAGTTTTAACAGGTGGTTTATGGTTATACGGTAATCCCGTTGAATTGTAATATCCCGATGGCATATAGCTATTATAGCATTTTTACACCCTTTTTCATAGTGTTTGTAAAATGTCTGATAACCCCACTCGTTTTATAATTCTATACCCGTCCTTTTCAATTACTTTTTTCAGTGTTTCGGCTACATCTTTTCTAGTAGCGAAAAATTCTCCATGGGAAGAGTATCTTCTATCAATAAATATATCATGGGTGTCCTTTAGAGTTTCTTTCATTATTTCCCTGTCCTTATCTCCGTGCCATTCACCTCTGAAGTGCTTTACTAGGTTTAAGTGCGGCTTGAACTTCGTTAGTATCTGCCCCTCCATTCCTTCAGTGTCTATTTTTAATAAATCTATTCTGGGAAATCCGTATCTGTCCATTATGTCCTTTAGGGTAGATGCCTTGACCTTTATCTCGCCGATTTTCATCGAACCCATTAGCTCAAATAAATCCCATCTGAAGTTTCCGTCCACATGTCCATTACCCGCCCACTTACAGACATTGAATGTAACTTCCTTTCGGTCATCTCCGATTATCGCTTCTTCCACGTAAATTAGTTTATTGTCTGTGTTTATTTTAGCATATTTTAAGAGTTCCGGTTCGGGTTCACAGACGAGTATCTTAGCTTCAGGGTAGAACTTTTGAAATTGAACAGATGCCGCACCCAAGTTTGCTCCAATATCCACGATAAATGATATTTGCTTATCGTAATCAAAGAGTTCAGCGATACGGTATTCATCTCCTAGAATTACCGCCTCGTAGTGGGCGGTAGCGCATAGTTCTAAAGCAGGAGAATGTTTAAGCATTTTCTTTTGTTGTTTTATAAAACTGTAAGTGAATATCCCCCGTAGCTGTCAGGTAAGCGCGTTGCGAGTGATAAGAATAGTGGACAAGTAGGGCATCTCCTACAAAAAAGTTTGGTCTGCCTAGTGCTTCGGGTATTTGATATGCTAGTTGAGGTTCTTCAATATAGCCTGGTCGTAATTTATCTTTGCCCCACCACGCGATAGAACAAATGGAGAATCTCTCGTAATCAGAGAGTGTTCGGCTATGTGCTTAAAGTTCCTTCTTGATAGTATTTTTTGAAAGTGTTGTGGATGTGATCGGCGAACTTGCCATCAGAATAATTGAACGGGTCAAGATAAGCATAGTCGGGGTCTGCCTTTGTATATCGTCTAACACTGCCAGCTTCGGTACTTAAAGCTCCTGTGTCCTGATGCCATGAATTACAAATCGTGCTGTTAACTATATTTGGATAAATTAGAAAAGCGTTAGGATTGTCTATTCGGGCTTTGCATATCTTCTCTATTGCGTCATTAGCACACCAAATTATGTCGTCATCAAACCTTATGTAAATCGTATCGTCATCATGGGTATTCACGAAGAACTTATGAGTTTGCAAGGCATTGTAGGTTTCCCAAGTGGGAGTAATTGGTTCGCCTAGTCTATAAATTTTTACCTTTGGGTTCTCTGCCTCCATTGAGGCGAGGTATTTCCCATCCTCTTCGTCAACTGTATTCATCCATAATTGCCACTCCTCGATTAACCCTTCATTCATTTTCCTATAAATAAAATTCTTAAAGACAGAGAGATATTTTTCTCTACCCGCCGGGGTTACGCAAACCACGCGAAAAGTTTGATTATTGTGGGTTATCATTTTCTTTTATAGTCAAACTGCCCGACCTTGGTAAATTTAGCACTTTCTATGTCTTGTGGCTTCATCCAAGGCGCAGTTGCGCCATATTTCAATTCAAGCGGAATGAACTTGCGAGCTATACTCAATCCACAACGATAAGGTAAATGCGCGCCGTGCGCATCTTTGGTTGTTCCTAGATTAAGTATATCATAGCCCATTTCC